CCGCAACATCTGCAAGGGTGTTGCAGATACAGTACCCGAGCTCGTCGTAGTCCGTCGTACCTTTCGCTCCCACAATGAGCGGGAGGCCGAACCCAGCCTGCGTGACCGGGGTCGTTTCGCGGGTGATAATTACGTTAACGTCCGTAATTCCTGTCATTTTATCGTTTCTCCTAAATGTTGGAACCTGTGGTATAATCCACGGATTCGATAGTTTCGACGTCTATACTAATTTTACTTGATACTCGAAGTGCAACATCGAATCCAACTCTGTATTCAGGTTGAATCTCCTCGATGATTAAACTTCTGTCAAGCACGGGTTCAACACGCGTTACAACGATGTTCTCCCTTTGGAGCGCGTCTTTCCCATTGAGTTCGAACCATTGCCGAATTTGCATAATTGTTTTGTAACATTGACTAACATCGGTGGAAACAGCCGTAAAACTCCAAACTATCGTTGGATACTCAACACGCTGTTTCCTGCACCAATTTTCTGTAATCACTTCCTGACTTTCGGGGGTTTCTGGTTCGCCCGTGGTTTCTTTGACAATGTCTGAATACTGGATGATAGGCGGGGATTCTTGTGGGATATATGGGGAAAGAATCGTATACGCTACAAACGGTTTCTTCGGACGTGGACCACCGTTTGGAACGATTGGAATCCCGATGAACGTATACAACTGGTTTATTATCCAGTTCCTGTGAACCGTGATATTAAACATCACACACTCTCCCCAATCCGGGCGGCAAAGTAGATTGTAAACCCGCCATCAACGCTTTTGATGTAAATCTTAATATCCTGCCGTGTATATGAACCTCCAATGTCATATTTCAGGTCTTTGGGCGTTAGCGGGAGAATGATGGCCGTTTGTTCAATAACAACCGGTTCACCCGGAACCCAAACCCCGCCGTTCTCCATGTCATGATACCCTTCACTCGGTTTCGTGAACGTGTAAGGGAGTTCCCACGATGAGAAGACCGATTCCCAATCGAACCATCCTTCATACGGGAGAACGTCTTTAATCTCGAAATCTTTCCCGCCCCAGGCAACCTTCGCCCCAATCATGCGGAAACCTCCGTGATTTTCCAGGTAATTGAATTCATCAATTGCCCAGTGTCTACTAACGGATTAGACGACCCTTTAGCCCGGATTGTCGATTCCGCTAACGGGGGTTCTTTCAATTCGACCAGGAAATCTTGAATCTTCGTGGTGACAGACGCTCCAATGAGTTCCAGGGCGGTTTTCCCGGAGATTTTCAATTCGAGCACTTGCGACAGAAGATATTCAAATTCCCGATGGATTTTGTCGAGATTCGCATCAAACCCCGCCCGGAGGTAAGACCGCTCGGGGATGGTGATATACGGGCTTGTCACCGCGTTTTTATCGGCTTTTATCTCTTCAGTGTTCCGTTTTGGGATTTCCATCCCGAATTCATGCACGAATGCAATCATCAGCATGGGAGTGCCGTCTTCACGGTCGGAACCAGAGAATATGCCAATCTCGACAAAGTGGGTTGCTAAGTACTCAAGTTCGTTCAATAGGTCCGGGATACGGTTTTCCGGGGTCATATTGTCCGCATTCTGATATACGGTTCAAGTAACCGTTTTACCTCAGTTGGTAGCGTCCCATCGGTCCCACGGAAGAATGATACAGATACATCCGAGACTGACTGGCTAGCGACGTTGACGGGTGTATCCAACGATTCGACAAGCCGGCGCAACGCCAATTCAACGCCACCCGGGAGTTCACCGTCGATAAATGCTTGCCCGCAATAATCGTTAATCCAGTCTAACGATGCGGCCCGGATGATATCTTGTTCATTCTCGACCATTTCGTGCTCCTATCAGGTCGCTGTTACGTTGTTTTCAACCTCTTTACGGATAAGATCCTTCAGTTTCCCGCCTTTGGTTGATTCGATTGATTCCCCGACATAATTCAGAAGGATCTCATCGGTTGAAACGAATTCTTTCCCCGTTTCAATTCCAAGAACGAGTATTTTCTCGTTTGTTGAGTGATTCGTAACCGTTTCCGGTGAGAATCCGGTTGCTTCGTCACCATTCACCAGAATAGTGAAATCGGTAGCAGCATCATCACCCGGGGTATCCATCGCCATACTGAACTCAATTTCGATAGATTCCCCATCAACGTCGGTTACAGCATTTACATATTCGGGAACGATGGTGTTATCGACCACAGGACTTGCCGCGAAAGACGCGAGAACGCCACCATCTGCCGCAAGAACACTTCCCCGGGTATATGCAACCGTTACGGTATCCCCGTTCTTAATTGGCAGGAGGGTCGGGAGTTTGAGACTATATTTCGTGTCTGTCCCGGGATTCTGTATTTCAACCGCAACCGGATGAAACGGTGTTCCCCCGTTAAGAGTGATGCTGAACTCTGAGGTAGAAAACGGCTGGAGCATCGCTTTGCTGAATGTTATAATGATATTTTCCCCGGTCGTGTCCGTTTCACGACTTGAAACCGTTGGGGCGGCAATGAATCCAGAAGCGAGCCCGATGCGAGCACTTAACATTTGAAACATCGCTTCAAACGTCTTCTTGTCAACGACGTAAGTGTCATCGATTTCTTCGATGCTTTTGACGGCTCTACGCTTTTTGTGGTGTTCAAGGTTCGCGTTGTTCAGGATGTATAATGATTCTTCAACGGTCCCATTTACCGCTTCAAGTGGGAATTGGAACGCAACAAGGTCGTCACGGACGAAATAGAGTCGAATCGGAGTATCTTTATTCCCAAATTCAACCACATTTAAGCGGTTTGCTCTCCAAGCGAATTTAAGCAGTTGGATTGTCTTTTTAACTGTATTCACCATGTTAACCTCCAAAATGTATGGGGAGAGGGATTAATCCCCCATTCAGGGTGTTCCAGCAACAACGGGCGGGAGAAGTGCTGCGAACGGGTAAGAGGTCGCTCTCTGCCGCATTGCATGGATCGGGTTTGGAATTGCCCATCCAAGACGCATGGTTACGCGAAGCGCGACCATATCATTCTGCATCAGGTTCATGATGATACCACCGCTGGAATCCTGAATCACGCCTTCTGTGAAGACTTTGAACGAGATATCCTGTCTAATGGAGTAGACCGCCTGATTCATATCCCCGACCAGAAGTTTTGCAACCGCCGGGTTGAACGTGTTGTTCATCGGGAAATTGATAGGAAGACCGTGAAGGGTTGCCGGGACGCCAGACTGGAGAGAATTCTGGAAAATCGGGTTGTCGTTCTGGTCACGCAGTTTCCGCAGTTGGCCTTTGAAAGAAATCGCGCTTATGAACCCGGACGGGTTATACCCTTGTGTTTCGAGAATCGTCATCAGGTCGGAGATATCATCCGCAACATCAACATTTTCGGGAACGGATTCTTCGACAAGAGTCTGTCCACTGTTGAAACACCCGGGAATGATACCGATAGGCCAGGTGGTAGGCCGGTTGTTTCCCCAAATGATTGCCGAATCAATTCTCGCGTTAAACGCTTCAATGATTTTCGGGCGAACCTCTTCCCAAATCGGATACGCCGAATCTTCCAGAACATCCTCCCCAATCGGGAGAATGATTGCGAGCGGTTCGGCGGTGATCCAGACATTATCCCATTTCATCTGGTGCGTGGCCTTCCTTGCAGGAACACCGGTTTCATACGGGTCCTTGTTCCCACTGAACAGGTCACCAGTATCTTCCCCGTCGAACTGGTCAGTGACCGTGGAAGTAGCAAAAGATGCCGACCCAAGCGAGTCGAGGACTGCCATACGCAGAGTTCTTGAACTCATATTGGGGAGACGCCGGAACAGAGAAAGGGCTGTGCTTTCCTCATTGATTCCTTTAATAATCTCTTTACTGACCTCTTCGGGAATGAGCGGCGCTGCATCGTCTTCAGTGGTCATATACGCTGTGCCGCCCCCAGGGCTGTTTGTTATCAGTGACATTCAATAAACCTCCGTTTTAACGTTTTCTCCCGGCTGCCCGCCGAATCATGGAATCGAAGGCGTTTCCCGGGCTAATATTGGTTCCACTCCCGACCCTAGGTGTTGTTTGCGGAATTCTGCGCTTGATTTCTTCATTCACGGCCTCTTTAAACGCTTCTTCAAACGCCTTAACATTGTTAAACGTTGTATCCCCATCTTCCCCTATCAGCCAGTCTGCGAAACGAACGGGTAGTTTCCGTTCTTCAAGGACTTTGATGGTTTCAAGTTGAAGACGTTGCCGGGATAATTCCCGTTCTTTTAAAGCAAGGATTTCTTCGCGTTTTTTCAGAAGAAGTTCTTGTCGTTCGCGTTCAGAGAGTTGCGACATCCGGGCCGCTTCTTCCCGTTCCTTCTCGACTCGTTCAGAAAACTCTTTTTCCCACTTCTTCTTGGCCGTTTTGAGTGCTTCCGTCACGCGTTTGTCAGTTTCCGATTGAAGAATACGTTCATACTCTTCTTTTGACATTTTGACCTGTTCTGGAGCAGACTGGTGTTGATCGGTCTGTTGGCCCTGTTGGTTCTCGCCGCGTTCGGGTTTTGAACCCGTTGAGGCAGCCCCGTTTCCAGTTCCCGTAACCATAGTCATTATTTTTGGTTTCGGGACTATTTATATGATTCGCTTGGATTTATGGGTTAAAAACAGAGGTTTGGAATATTGGCGGGTTTAAAAAGAGTAAAAAGAATAAATCATTTGGAATCTTGTTCTTTTTTCTCTTTGGCGAGCCGCATTCCCCGGTTAACTCTTGCAATAATCGCGCGTTGGCCGTCAGTTAATCCTTTAGGACCATCAAGAACCTTGAATTCAGCATCATTGTGGCGGCCTTCTGATGTATATTGTTCATTTTCTTTCATAACGTCCACCCATATTATAATGCGTTATAAAAATATATATCTTTCATTATGCCTCCCCAATGACGGTAACAATATGGAATATTGAATCGGACATTTTCCCAGTATCAATGGTTTCTTTGTTAACTACCGTCCATTTTGTCCCAGGTTTGATGATTAATTCACTTTCAAACTTGGTTCCGGCGATACCTTTTTGTTTTCCGGTCATAATTGCCCGAATAACAACCCGTTGTAGTCGTTGGTTTGGTTTATAATCCAGAATATTATCCGCA